TTATTTTCATCTTTTTCTATTTCACTAACTATATCATTAGGGTTAGTAACTCCTGATTGTATAAGTTTATTTACTTCTGCCTGATCTAATCTTTTGCCATTAAAAAAATAAGAGTTTCCAAAAGTTTCAAATCCTTGATTTGTTAATTTATTAGGTTTAAATTTATTTTCAGATTTCATCATTTCATCAAATATTACACCCACATCAGTAGACCCCAATATTTTCATATCTTCTTTTTTAATGTTCATATTTTCAAGATAATCTTTATAGTAATTATTAGTATCATCTAAACCAAAATAACCTGGTGTATTTGCTAACACATTACCCTCAGGTACTCCGGGGTTCATAACTTTTGTTTTCATTACGTCATGAACTACTCTAAGATCTATAAACTTGCCACCATTTTCTTTTTCTACTAACATTCCTGCTCTTTTTAATTCTGATTCATCCATAGCATTATCTATAGAATTTATAATATTGCCTGTTAATCCTGCAAATATAATGCCTGTTGTAGTTTGATTAGCATCAGAGTTATATTCTACAAGATTAGTTTTAGGATTGTAAGTATTAAAATCTATTTTACCTTCATTCTTTAATTCAAAAAATGATTCTATCGATTCTTTATTTTGTGCAAAAGGGTCAGGCTTTGGTGGTTCAGGAGTATCTTCTCTACCGCCACTATCTTGTGCAGGTGCTTCTATTCTTTCACAAGTAGATCTGCCATCTTCTAAAACTACAAGACGATATCCTGCAGGACATGGGTCTGTTGTAGCATCATCATCGTCATTATCATCTTGTTGATTATCACTTCTATATTGAAACTGAGGATCTGTAGATGAGAATGTAGATGTGTCTATAAAAGTTTGTGCTACATTTACATATGACCACTGTTGTGTTTCAGGGTCATACTGTAACTGCATATTATTACCTGAGTATTGTGATGACATTTATTTAAGCTGTTCCCTCATCTTCAGGAGTTCCTGTAGCGAAGCCACTCTCCCCTGGAGTCGGTACACCTCCTGCTCCGATGTTGCCACCACCAGCCCCTGTAATATCATTTGGATTCGCTCCTGAAGGAGTTCCTCCACCAGTGGCCATTGTGGACTGTTGATTATTGCTTTCAGTTTGTTTGTTACCATTTGCCATCCCCATTATCTTTGCAAAGATCGCTGCTCTTTCAGGATCATTAATTAATTTTTCAGGTTCAATATCTAGAGACTTAGCAATCTCTGATAGGATAGAATGCCATCTTACAAAAGGAGCAAGATTTTGATTAGATGCAACTTGTAAGAATGTTAGTAATCTTTGTGATCTAACTTCTTTTTGCATTAGAGATGATGTGCCTCTAGCTTTTACATCTAAGTCTCCTTTTATTTCAGGTGAACTATCATTAAATTGCATGTTCCATGCAAATAAACTTTCCCCTAAGGGTCTTAATAAGAAATCATCAATATTTTTTATAACTGTTTTTATACTTAAAGCTGCAGCTCCCATTAACATAGACATACCTGCTGCAGTTCTTGTAGTGCTTTGCACTCCTGTTGTACCATGCGAGTAAGATGGAATACCTGTAGACTCATCTGCTAACTGTCTAAACTTATCAAACATCATTAAATTTTCTTGTGATGTATTAGGAAACTTAACTCCATGTATAGCTTGCCCCGGCATACCACTTTGCCTTCTAAATATTTTACCAGGAAATACTTTCATATCTTGACCTGGCACTAACATTGTTTCATCTATATCAAATACTAAATTACCTGCTAATGCTAAATTATCAATAGCCATTCTTGCATGACCATTCATAATAGTTTGTGAATCATCCATGTTCTCAGGAATACCTACACCAAAAAATTGATAAGGGTTTATTTCATAAGGACATATTAAGTATGGTATTCTATTTGGTGTAAATGGATTTAAAACTAATCTAATTATTTCTCCATTACATACCCATGCATTTACTTGTATTTCATCTAGTTCATCACTATCCTCATCAAGTTCAATACCTGCTTCTCTAGCTAACTCTGTATCTAATGTGCCCCAATATTCTAGTATTTCATATCTATTTCTATTAAGTTCGTCTGTAGATTCCCTATCTTGTAAAGATGATTCATATCCTCTTGGCTCATAAGAAGCACCCATTGATAGAGAATTTTTTATTGCTTCTTTTCTAAAGTAGGGTCTGTTCATTAAATCTCTAACTTGAGATCTAGTATATATATGCCTCTGTATTACATAGTCTGCATCTTCTATTCTAGTTGCATCAGGATCAGGATAAAAATCCCAACAAGATACTGATTCAATTTTTGGAACCAGTTTTACTCTTGGTGTGTAGTTATTAGCCCCTGTATCAGGATCTTTAACCCAACTATGTTTAGCCTGCTCATAAGTAAATGGTCCTTTGATTATACCTGTTCCTAACAAAGTAGATTCAAATAGTGTATGCCTTAAAACAGAAACTGCACTAGACTCTTCTAGCTGATCATGTATTAGTTTTTCCATACTAGCTGCAGACATTTCTGCAGGACTAATTTGAGGTTCGTTAGCACCATCTGTAGCAGGACCTTTTGTAAATTCAGCAGTTTCATATTCTTCTTTTAAACCACCTAGTATATCATTTACAACTTTACCTGGATCTAAATCTTTACCGTCACCAGGAAAACCATAAGGGCTTGAATCTTGATTATTATCTTGCTTATGTTTTGAAACATGTGCATATTCAGATATACCCTCAGGCACAGATGTAGGCTGTATTCCTATTGGAAATTTTCCACTAGAAAATAATACTTCAATTAATTGACCATAGGCAGCTAATACTTTTGTTTTTGTTATCTTAACAAATATCTTTGACTTTTCAGTTTCTGTAAAAGCCATTTCATTACCATAAATACCTCTATAATTACGATAAGATCTTAACCATCTCTGCTCATCAAATTGACGAGCATTCTCTGAGTCAATAAATTTACTTCTAATATAACCTGCTAAATTAGATACATCAAAAGACTCTTTATTATCTAAAGAATCTTCATCATTTAATGATAGTATATCTGCAGGTTTTATAATTGCCATTTATTCGTTAAATGAGCCTTGTGTATATTTTTTTGATACGAAGCCTTCTAATCCTTCTTTGCCAGCCTTAGCTTCTGCAGCTCCTGATAATTCACCATGAGCATACTTTTTTAATAGTTGTGCACTTGGCTTTTCTTTTTTAGGTGCAGCGTCTGCAACATTAGAAACTTCTCCGTGTGTGTATTTTTTTAAAATATCCATATTACCTCCTAGTAATCTTTTTCATCAGCCATTGCAAAAAATGACTCTTGTACTTGCTTTTCGTTTTTGTTTGGAAAATCTTCTGTAGAAACATTTGGATCTGCTTCTGCATTCAAATCAATAGTTTTCATTCTATCAGCTTTCTTTGGATAGTCTTGTGGAAGATCTCCTTGTTTGTATTTTGTTAATACTGGTTGTGGCATCTTATCCCTCCTTTATTTTATCTTTTAAATAATCTAATAGTTTTGGATTATCTACAAAGATAGTTATTAAACCATTAGATAAAGATGTAGCTATAGTCTCTTCTACTTTATCTTCTAGTTCTATATTCCATTGATACACAATTGCATGTATCAATTCATGTAAAATAGTGTTAGCATGAGATACACCTTTTTCATCTTTAGCATAACCTATAACACCTTCTTTAGAAAAGAATTGACCTGTAGCTTCGTTAGCACTAGCTACAGTTTGTTTCCATTCTTCTAAACTGTAAGTTTTATATCCAACTTTTATATTTTTCATGTGTCTATTTTAAATATAGAATCTAAATATTTATTCCATTCTTCAGAAGTCCAGCAGGATATAACGTAACTTTTTAATCTATTTTTTTGATTAAATTGTAACTGTATAGTATCATTTAAATATTTCTTTTTAGAATTAACAAAAGTTTCACAAGTTTCTAAATTATTAAATTTTACATTTCTATAATTATAAAATTCTAAATCTAAATTATCAACAAATGATAAAGCTAGTATAACAATATATTCCATTAATATCCAAAAATTCTATCTGCAGGTTTAAAGTTTTTTTCTTCTTTATAAAATCTATTTGCCTCATAACTATTTGGATGTAGTGATCTACTCATAACTCCATACCTTAATGCATCATAAGCGTGATCCTCAGCATGAGTATCTACATCCTCAGGATTATTTCTGTCAATAGGCAACATAGGTAATGTTCTAATTAAATTAATACAATTAGAAAATACTTTTAAACTCGGCTGTCCTGTTCCTTGATCTAGAGATAACTTTCTATGTAATTCTAATTTTCCCGCCACTCTACTTTTAGGAGATCTATCTGATGGTCTCCATTTACATCCCTCTCTAATCATGGTCTCTGCAATACTAGGACCGACATCTCCTCTCTTTGACCAAGTTGAGGAATCCAGTATTCCATATTTAATATACTCCCCTTGCTCTATCTCTAAAACTTTTCTAGCAAATATATCTGCTGTAATTTTTTTTGTGTACAATTCTCGATATACCCAAAAATTATTATCAAAGTCTACTGCAATCCACAAACAACATGCTGGGCTAGAATACCCCCAGTCGCATGTTCTAAACCTTAACCAGTTATTAGGTATATCAAAAGGTTGTACTACATGAGTAGCTATATTAAATTCAGGAAATGAAGAGTTTTCAAATGCACTCCAATCTCCTTCTAAAAACTGTTTTTTCTGAACCTCAGGTAAAGATGATAACATAATTAGATAATCATCTGTCTGCATTAGATAAGGATTATCTTGTAGCTTTGCAGGTATAAATCTTCTAGTAATAGTTTTATTACCTACTATTGTATCTATGTTTACATCAAACGCAGTGTTAGGTTGTGCAGGGTCTACAAACATTTCTTTTACCCACTGTGATCCTACGTTTCCTGGATTGCCTGTTGCTCTCATGTATACAGGTATTTCAGGATCTACACTTCTTAGAGATGATCTTAAAAAATTATATATCTCTGGTGTCGGATACTGAGGAAGTTCATCTATTCCAATCCAAGTATATGATTGACCTTGGTAACGAAGTACATCAGTTAAGTTCTCTGCGTATCCGAACTCTATTCTAGCACCTGAAGGGAATCTCCATTCTTTTTCTTGTTCTCTCCACTTAGCACCAGGATATGCTTTTGAGTAGAGCCTTTGAGAATGATTAATCATATCTCTTAATTCAGGCATAGACCTTCTTAGTAGAAGTGCTCTGTGTGCTTCTTTATGACAGTATCGTAATGGGTCAATAAGCATGGCATAAGATTTGCCACCACCTCTTGCACCACCATAAAATACTTCTCTTTCTGGAGCTGCTAGAAACTGTGTTTGAGGTCCTTCATTAGGCCTAAACAATACATTGTCTTCAACATAATCTTTAACTGTAGGAGGTAAAGATTTAATTTCATCCTCAACCATAACACTTGAAGACGAGCCTTGTAAAGCTTCATTCGCTTTAACAATTTTTTGTTTTCTTTTTTTTGCATTCTGTATAGTATCGTGGGCTTTTCTTATTTTAAGATCCTGTGCCTTTAACGATCTTTTAGCTGCTTGTTTAGCTTTTACTTCTTTGCTAAAATATTTTTTTTCTTGTACTACTCCCTTTTTTCTTCCAAGGTTGGATTTTGGTTTTGGGGGTTCAATGTCTGACATCTTTTATTTAGTATCTTTCTTAGCCCTGTATGTGATATACTTCTCCCTGTTTTTCGTTCTAACCATTTTGCTACTTCTCTATATGAACAATTATTTAAATATTCTTTTGCTTCATCTAATGCATGCAGCTCTTCTAGAACAGGTTCTATATAATCTGTATTTTCTGATAACCTATACCCATAAGGGATTGTTCTAGCTTTGCGTTTTATTAGAGTCATCTTTTGGCGGTAGTATAAATATACCATGTGCAACTTGTGCATTAATATCTATCTTATCTTTCTTAACAATACCAATACGATCTAATATTTGTTTAGCTGCCTCCATTCTAATATTAACACCTGGGGTTTTTCCATCTTCATCCAAAGCGTCAATTATTCCTTGTACCGCTTTACCTGAATGAAGTGCTAAAGAATACTCTGCTCTACTTAGTATTTCTTCTTTTAAAGACTTTACAACTTGTAAATGATGATTAGGTGAATACCCAACTATCTCTCCTGC